GCCGCCCCCGCCACCGCCGCCGCCGCCGGAGCCGGTGTTGCCGCCGCCCCCGCCGCCGCCGCCGATGGCACGCACCCGCAGCCGCGTCACGCCCTGCGGCACCACGAAGCTGCCGCCGGCGGTGAAGGCCTGCATGGCGGAGAAGCCCGGCCGCAGCTCCGGCAGGCGGAAGCCCAGCGTGGGCGCGGTGAACAGCGCCGCGATGTGCGCCGCCGTCACCGAGGCCTGCCCATGCGCCACCGTAACGGTGGCCAGCCCCACCCAGCCCGCATCCACCGCCGGCGCCACCTGCGTGCCGGTGGCGGCGGGCACGCCGGGCTTCAGCTGCAGCTGCACGCGCTGCACGCGGCGCGTGTTCTGCGCCACCCCGGTGTTGCCGGGCCCCAGATAGGGCTGCGCGGGGTTGGCGGCGTTGTAGTAGGGCAGCACGATCGGGTCGGCATCCACCTCCTGGAACGCCGCCTCGATCAGGTGCGTCACGGACTGGCCGGCGCTGACCGGCGCGGGCACGGCGAACTCCGTGGCGGCCAGGTTCACGCCCATCTTCACCAGCGCGGAGGCGGTGTCGGCAGGCAGCGAGCCATAGGCGGTGGCGTCCACCGTGGCCAGCGCGGTGAGGCTGCCGGGCCCCACCTGCACCGCCATGCTGGCCGGCACGGTGGGCACCACGGCGAGGCCGTCGGCCACCGGCGCCGTGCCCAGCACCGCGCGCATCAGCGCACCGAGCGCAACCATGGCGTGGCGGTTGGTCTCCAGCAGGTCGGTGTCCAGCGGAATGCCGCCGGGATAGACGATGTTGCGATCCATGAAGCCCTCGTCCTGGAAAGTGATGTGCGCGGCGCGCGCTCAGTCCTCGATGCGAATCCAGGCCACCGCGCCCTGCGGCAGCACGGCGGCGGCGGCGGCAGCGATGTCGGCATCGGTCACCTGGCCTTCGATCTGGGCCAGGCTGGCCCAGGCGATGCGCCCGCCGCCCCAGCCGCCGAAGCCCCCGGCCCAGCCGTTCAGCCCGGCGATGCCGCTGCCCTGCGGCCTGCGGGCAGTGACGAAACACTGATACGGCAGCGCAATGCTGCCCCAGCCGCCGCCGCTGGCGTAGCCCGCGCCGATGCCCCAGCCGCCGGTATCCGCCGGCCGCCGCGGCTCGAACACGCGCGCCTCGCGGCCGGTGATGTCGCGCAGCGCGGCCAGCAGCGCCGGGCGCGTGGCGCGCTCGCGCAGCAGCTCGCGCAGGATGGCCGCACGGAAGGCGGCATCGCCCTGCGCGCGCTTGCGCACCAGGCGCGGGCCGAAGCAGTCGGCCGCGATCATGTCCAGCATCGCACCGCTGGCCGTGGCGATGCGCGCCTGCGCCCGCACCGTGGCCACCATGGCATGCAGCCAGGCCCAGCCCTCCGACAGCCCGGCCAGCAGCGCATCGGCGGTGGCGCTGGCCTCCGCCAGCCAGCGCGCAGGCAGCACCGCCTTCAGCCGCGTCAGCATGTCCTCCCTGTCGCCTGTGATGCCCGCCATCTCAGCTCACCACCACGCTGCCGGGCCGCACCACGCCATCCGCGCCCGGCACCAGGTCCGCCGTGGCGCCGTTCAGCAGAACCGCCGTCACGTTCACGATCCCCGGCGCGGCGCCATAGGCCAGCTGCGCAAGGCGCGACCAGCGCAGCGCCTCGCCGATGCCCAGCCCGGCGATGTGCGCCACGATCGCCTGCTGCGCCGCCGCCGCCGCCTCCACCTGCGGCACGCCCTCGGCCGCCACCGCCAGGGTGATGTTCGCCACCGTCACCACCGGGGGCTGCACCGCGAAGCTGGTGCCCACCGGGCGCACCGCCTCGATCGCGCTCGCCGCCTGGGCGAGCAGCGCGGGCGGCGGCGTGCCGGTGCCGTCATCCACCGTCACCACGAACACCCCGGTGCCCACATCCTCCGCCACGTGGCAGCGCAGCCCCTGGCGCAGCGAGGTCACGGCATGTCGCACCGCCACCGGCGTGGCGCGGCTCAGGCTGGCCAGGTAGTCGCGGAAGCGCGCCCGCAGCGCGGCATCGCTCTCGGCATCCAACCCGCCCGAGAGCGGGTTCTCGTTCGTGACGGTATCCACCCCGGCCAGCGCATCGGCGATCAGCGCGATGCTGCCGCCCAGCACGTTGCCGGCCGCGCCCGCCACCTCCGCGCGCACCGGCACCAGCACGCTGCCCACGCCCACGCCCATCAGGTAGCCGCCCTGCGGCGCGCTCCAGGCCGGGTGCCCGGCATCCTCCACCACCACGAAGCCCTGGCCCGCATCGGTGGTGCGCACCGGCGTGCCCACCGGCACCAGCGCCGGCTCCGTCGTGGCGAAGCGCGCGAACCGCACCTGGCCCGTCGCCGCCACGGCCGGCAGCCGCGCCACGCCATAGTCCTGCATCCAGCTGTCCAGGTCCGCGCCCTCGCTGGTGCTGGCGCGCGTCATGCTCAGCACCTGCACGATCAGCCATTGCAGCCACAGCGCGATGGAGGCATTGGCCTCCAGCACCGCGCGCAGCACGGAGCCCACCGACAGATCGATCAATGCCCGCGACGCACCCTGCACCGCGGCCGCAGCCTGCGACACCAGCGACGCGAAATCCCTCAGCTGCAGCTGCATCATTGCTCTCCCACGCTGAAACCCAGGCTCTGCGTCGCGCCGCTGTCGGCATCGGCGTAGCGGATGGCCACGAACACGCGGCCCTGGCCATCGGCCTGCACCTCCACCACCGGCTCCGGGCTGCGCGCCACCGCCGGCTCGCGGAAGATCTGGCTGCGCACCACGGCGCGAATGCGCTCCGGCGCGGCCGGGGAGCCGACGAAGCGGCCCAGCCCGGCGCCATACTCCGGCTGCCAGATGTAGTCGCCGGGGTTGGTCAGCAGCCGGCGCAGCACGCGCTGCCGGCCCTGCGCCGCACCCTGCGCCACCGCAAGATCCCCGGTCGGCCCGGCCTCCAGGTCGGCGCCGAACTCATGCGACAAGTCGGGCATCGTTCCCCCTCAGTCCTGCGGCGTCGGCGGGGCGCCGAGGCCGGCATGCACATGCTGGTTGTACCGGTCGCGCAACCGATCGAGCGGCCCGTGGCTGTCGAACACCCGGCCGGCCACATGCAGGTCGCCCTGCACGCGCACCGTGCCGTCCGCCGCCAGGCGAAGCTCCGCGCCGGAGCCGTGGCGCAGCACCAGCTCCCCCACCGCACCGGCCGGCGGCGGGCGCGGATCGGAAAAGCACCCGCCCACCACCACGCCGTGCTCGGCCTCGCCCTCCTGCGCCAGAACCAGAACCTGGTCCCCCGGCGAAGGCAGGCAGAACACGCCCCAGCCCGCGCCCACCCAAGGCGACAGCACCGGCAGCCAACCGCTCAACACCCCCTCCGGCTGCAGGCGAACCCGAACCGCATGGCGCCCAGGATCGGCACTGGAGACCACGCCAAACCTCGCCTGCCCCTGCGCACGATCCATCGCCGCCGCCTGGGCCTTCCAGGCATTCAACAGCCGGTCCATCGAACCTCCGTGATGTGGTGGGGAAGGAAGGCCAGGGCTCTGCCCTGGACCCGCTGGGGCCTTAGGCCCCAGACCCCTTCGGCCTTTCCGCCTTCGGCGGGAGGGGCCATCGAGGCCGATCGAACCAGCGAGACGGCCCCTCCCGCCGAAGGCGGAACGGATGTGGGTCCAGGGACCTCAGGTCCCTGGTGGGGTCCAGGGGCAAAGCCCCTGGCCTTCCCTTCCCTACCGCGCCACGGGGCTCGTGGCCTGGCTGCCGGTGCTGGCGTTGCGGGCCAGCAGGGTTTGGGTGAAGCCCAGGGTGGGGTGGAGGGTTCGGGTGATTTCGTCGATCCAGTAGTCCTGGTCGAAGTCGGTTCCCGTGCCGTCCAGGCGGATGCGTTGGCGGGGCGTGAGGGTGACGTCGCCGGGCATCTCGGCGGTGATCCGCCGTTCGTGGCGGGTGAGGTCTTCCAGCCGGCGTTGCGCGAGTTTCAGGGCTTCGTCGGGCGTGAGGTTGGGCACGATGTAGACGTAGCGCTGCGGTTCACCGGCGCCGCCGCCGCGCCGGCGCCGGGCGCGGCGCAGGAAGGATTGTTGCTGGCGGGCGTTCCAGCTTTTCACCACCACCTCGATGTCGCGCGAGAGCGTCAGCGCCCGTTCCAGCCGCAGCGCGGTCACGTTGGCGCCGCCGAGCGGGCCCGGCGTGGCGCGCAGCGTGGCGCTGGGCGCGGGCGTGGCGGCGCGCGGGCGGAAGTGCAGCGTGCGGCCGGAAACCCACAC